CATCATCATCTTGTCCATGTTAATTAATGTGTGATAGAATAAGTGTTTCTCTATGTGTCGGACCGAATGTGTCCCTCATCCATTGTAACCAATTTCTACTGCCCTTAGCCTGATTACATTTCCTACAACTGGGTACCAAATTTGATGTAAGGTCTTCGCCACCAAAACACTTAGGGCGAACGTGATCAAGTGTAAGTTCATGTAGTTCATAAGTTTCTCCGCAATAAACACATTGACAATTGAAGTATTCTTTAATTGCACGACGGTGTAGCCTCTTTGCTTCAGAGCTTGTCATCGTTATTAGGTTATGGAGGTAGTGATCAGGACTTGGGAACAGGGGAGTCACATTACTGATTAAAAAGGAAGAGTCATACCAAAGATCTTCATGGGTTTGTTGACCTTTGGTTTTGGTTTAATCGACATGGGAGCAGCAATCGGATACGCTTGATTTAGTTGCTGTGCATAATTAGCACGGCGATCCTCGTGTGGTTCACCAGGCCTAAAGTAGTTCCTACTGAAGTACACTGCTTGTTCTTGTGGTGTACCCTTCGTAGGAGCACGTTCAAAGGACTGTGTGTACCCGACTAATGAGTTACCATTGGGATCGTAATCACCACGGTACTCCTTAGCCATGTACTGCAGTTGGGCATCAGGGTTATTCCTATTTGGATACCTACTGGCCCACTGGTCATAAGCAGTACGCCTAGCACCAGTGAATTGACCAGCACCACGACCTGCTCCACTGCCACCTTCAACAACATCAAGGTTGCTAAGGTCAGCAGAACCAGTCTCTTGAATTAGGTTAGCAGTGAACCCAATAGCTTGGTCCCTGGTTAACTTGGGGATACGACCATTACTCCACTTAGACATCGTACCGTCAGTTAACAACTTAAGGGTACGAGCAATCTGTGGTGATGGTTTAATCTTCAACGCCTCAGCCATACTTCTTACCTCGGCGAGGTCGAGTACGATTAGCCTTCGGTGATTCCAACTTACCTTTATTGGGACCTGTATGGCTGGCATCTTTACCATCACCATTACCATATGTTCCGAGCTTTCGATTAAGCTGGTTGGCTTCGGTACGGATTTTAAGACCTTCCTTTGTCTTGTTGTATTCGGCCTGTTGCTTAAGACGTTTGGCCTTAGCTTCGGGGTTAGCTTTGTAGTACTTAGACGTGCGACTTGCCATACAGCCTCTTCTGGATAAGTTCAGGATCTACCTTTGGCATGATGGTGGCGAGCTTATCCAATGGATTACCATCGTAAGCAACACCACTGATGTCGTTCTTAGCCAACCAGTCACAAGCTGCCTTCAGGTCTTGCGTGGTAGCCTCACCGCTTTTAATACGATTGAGTAACTCTACTGTAACAATATTGTGGAGTTCATTAAACATGTCCTCCGTAGCTTTTGTCTTTTTAGCCATTTCTCAGTACAATCTGATCTAGCTTGTTTTCAATGCGGATCATGTGATCCTCCATCTTTTGTAAAGCGTTGGCGAGTTCTTGGCGGGGAACGTACTTCTCAGCAAGACGTAATTCAACACCATCGATGCGTTTATCGATTTGATCCATGCGTGTATTAGACCTGCTGTTGATAGTGGCAATACCACCACCAATGCCAATAACAAGGGACGCAACTCCTGTAATGATTGCTTCAATCATGTTCCCGTAGAATACGTATCAATTTGTCCGCATAAGCGGGATCAGTTGCATATCCCTCACGTACCAACAATTGTGCGCACTCCGTAGGGGTAAAAGCACGGTTGACGCCCGTATACCCTTTGTAATCCTTGTACCAACGATCCACCAAGTATGAGACGCAGGCATCAAGAGACGGGAAGTTTTTGAAGCGGGCATCCATCTTGATCTCCATGCCACTAACAAACTCTGTCGTAGAGACAAGTGAGCCTTCACCATCTGTACCCTTGATGCCGAAGTAGTTATTGGTACCGGATGTATGTTTACCGTACCCACTTTCCAGAGCCCATTGAGCAGCTACTACCTCTGGGTATTTAGCACCAGCATTACGGGCGGCAGTAATCACTCCCTCCCAAGTGTTAGTAACGGGAGCTTTAGGTGTTGGGATATTCGTGGGACGGAAGGTCATAAACCAACCAGTTCGGGCGCCTTCGACTTCCCAACGCTTTAGCCAGTTGACCCAGGAGTACTTCACTCCTTGACCACCTGAGCCAATCTTGACGTATCCACCGTTGACGTTATCCATCTCACCGTATGGATCGTGGAAGACACCCTTTCCACCTTCGTCACCAATAAGGAGCATCCAATGGCCACCACCAGTAGGTCGTGATGCATGGCCACGATGTAGGATACCTGTAGCAGTTGGGAACCCGTTCTTTAGTTCGTTCAGTAGTGCCTGCTTGGTACCGTTCTTGTAGAAGGTGGCAGTAACACCGTAGTCCTTGCAGGCTTTAAGGTGGGCTGTGTATTCAGTTGTGTCTCCGTACTTTAGGACTGTACGAAGGTAGTCATCATCAGCGTTACTACCACGCAGTGCATCGGGACGGAGATACTTGATTGCCATCGCACAAGTCGATGAGAAACACATCCTGTCGCCGTGAGCTGTGGCAGAGTCCGTCTGGGCGTAGTATTGTTTAACAGGTAGTAGAACCATTGGTCTACTCCTTAGTAAATGCCCGACGCAGGCGACGTATCTTATCGTCTTCAGTGCGGGTCTTACTGAAGTAAGCAGCTGCCATAGAGATGGCTTGAGTAACGCTGTTGGAGCGACGCTTCTTAGTCATTCCCAAGTATTCAGATGTAATAAAAAGAATAAAAAAGGCCAAGGTCTCATAAGAAACCTTGATGCCAAGGATGGTGATCATGGTTCAACCTCTTCAGTAGGTAATAGTTCAGGCGTCTCCCAAACGCCAAACTCAGGCCCAGTAACGTATGCAGCAAGCTCATCAGTAGAAGTGGTAGCTTCAATGGCGGCTTCCTTTTCGTCACTCTTAGTACGAATTTCAGAGCGTTCATCAAGTGCCCACTGCGGCACCGGCTTTTGAGAGCTAGGGTCTGAGCTACGAGTAATGAGCCAGTCGGTGTTAACCAGCAGGGTGGCAGCAGTCTGCTTAACCTGGCTAACCCACTGTTCAACAAGCTGTGCGTGGTCTTTTGGAATGCCCGTATCCCAGTAGAAGCGTTGATCTACGGGAATGGGGTCAGGTTCTTCGGTGATGCCTACTGCTTCACGCTCCTCTACTGTTGCTAGTCGTAACCAGTTGGCTGGGTACTGTGTACCATCTTCAGTTGTAAAAGCCCGGTCTGGTGAGAGCGGGGTTCCGTTAAGTAAAAACATAGTAGTTATTAGCGGGCGCGGTTGTTGGCGGCAAAGGGCGATTCGGCGAAGGCGGCGTAGATGTAGTTGCGAGTTCCGAACGAGATTTCGCCAGATGCAGTGTTGGTTGTTCTTATCTTGAAGCCATTCGACAAGAAGTCGATAGTTGCCGTATTCGCAAGACCTGTTCCCTCGGCATCGGACAGGTTCGGCTGAAGTTTTGTTGCGTCTGCAGGCGGCACATTGTATGTGTGGCGCGAAGAATCCATGATATACCAGCCCTCTACGTTATCAGTATTCTTCAAAAGAATAAACTTAGGACGAAAGCCTAGATACACGAAAGTGCCATCATTGCTTCCGTTGTTTTGCCAAGAGCCCATCGCAGAGTACCCGGCTACTGGGGCGAAGCAATAAGTTACATAGGCATTACCGTTGGAGTTTATGTCTGCGTCTGTTCCAATTGTGTATGTAGTAGAGGATGCTGCCCTGAACCGTGTTGTAATTCCCGTGGCAAGAGCATCAGTTGTATTAAGATTCATGACGCAATCAAACGAGCCATTATTCATGTTGGCTCCCCAAACCTGCCAGTTGCCACCGGTGCGATCCATCCCAATCAGGAACCGTGGAGCCACTCCAAGTCCGTGCCCCACAGTTGCACCACTGGAGCCGTTCCCCGTATACGTAACCACCGAGAACCCCGCACTCGCATTAGCCCGCACCTGAGAAGTGATGGAGCCTTGTGTGTTCGTGACGGTAGAGCTGCCGGCGTCCCAGCACCAGGCGGCGTAGGTGGATGCATTTTTATTTATGCCATTGTCAATAGTTGCAGCTCCAAGACCAAAGCCATCGGAATTAAATGCGGTGAAGTTTTCGTAATCAGATTGATAAGTGCCTTCGGCTACCGTTAAAGCTGAGTAAAGAGCTTTTGTGTTGCCACGTATGACATCATAAAGTCGGTGTGTATCCCCGCTGCTTCGGCCTTTAATCCACACCAGATCCGGCGAGAACCCCAACCCCGAGATTGTCTGCGTACTGCCATTGCCCGTGTAGAGCTTCACATCGAACACCGTGGAAGGCTTTGTGACTAATGGCGCCGGGAGGTTAGCCGTACAGAGCGCCTTGAAGCCGCTGGGGGCGGTGTAGGCGAAGGGGCGTTGGCCGAAGTTGGCGACATAGGTCGCGTTAAACGACATCACAAATGGGAAGTATTGAACCCCCGCCGTTGTGCCAATAGCCCCCTGGGATACGTTGTTTTTGTAGAAAGTTACTTGATTTAAGTCAGCGTCAAATGCAACGCCAATAACAGTGCCACTGGAGTATGAGGCGCCGTATGTGGTTCTGCTTGCGTCTACGCCTTTGCTGCCATCTTCAAAATACAGGACTTGGGATGCGGCATTTTGGACGTTGAGAGGCACAGCTGAACTACCAATACCAACCGCGCCTTGAACGCTGCCTCCGGGTGTGATCTCGTAGTACCACTTGCCGGATGTCGGGAAGGCTATGGTGCCACGGACATTCCTGGCGGTGCTATTGGTGTTAGTGAGTTCAAGGTTTCCATTTGAAATGGTAAGGCTTGAGTTGGCGTCCAGAGGATTCCAGCAACAGTAATTCCCCCTCACCTGCCCACCGAGCCCAGTATCTACCTCGCTGCCGTTGGTGGGAGCGTCTACGAGGCTGTCAATTTGCGCAGATGTATTGACGTTGGAGATGTACGCACCGTCAACAGTAAAATAGTTGGTGGCCGTACTAGAGCTTGCAATCGAAATGCGAATGCCGTCGACCTGAGTATTGTTGGCGTAAGTGACCGTGGAGGTGCTACCGCCAAACACCCAGGCAGGTGTTGTCCAAGTCCCACCAATTAAAAACTCGACTCTCTTTTGATATGTGCCTGTTCCATCAATTTGAATTCCCTCGCCAACACAAGTGAAGGTCTTGCCGACTGGGGAATTGGACGTAAATGTTACCGCGCTGGGTGATCCACTAACAGTAGCAAGGCTGTCAGTGTAGTTGTTGTTGAAGACAGGGTTAAAGGCAGTGTTGGCGTATGTGACTGGAGACCTTGAGGCGACGATCAGGTTGTTGGGCGTCCAGTTGTTGCTGCCAGCGGCATCCTTGCCCAGCGTGGTGGCCGTGGCTGCACTGTTGTCCGCGAAATCCAGGTGGAACCCGTTGGTGCCGTAGCTTCCGCTGTACGCCTTAGGCATCCACACGCCGGTCGTGGCGGAGAACTCGCCGAAGCTGGTGGGGTCTAGGGCTTGGCCGTCGATGAAGTGGATGTCGGCGAGGTAGCCGGATAGGTAGTTGCTGGCAAAATTGCCTTGCCTGCCTATGGCATGTAACTGAGCAGTATTACACAGGCTGTCTGCGTTCTGAGTAGGGTATGTCGGTGTGTCTAGAGATTGCTGCGCACCATTGACATAGAGCCTTGCTCGGTCGGACGCAATTGCCGCCGTTGAATTAAAGGTAAATACAACGTGATACCAAGCGCCTACATCCCTGAAGACAGCAAGCGTTAGGGCATAGAGCTGCGCGCCTGACCCATAATCGTATGCATGTAGCCTGTTCCCGCCTTCAAGTACTAAGCTAAAGCCATTATTATTCGACGCATCTAAATTGCAGAAGAGGTTTTGATATACATCTAGCCCACTCCTCTTCACCCAGCCCGCCCAGGTCCACGTCTTGCGGTTGCCGGCTGATGCGGGGGTGCGGGACAAGTAGGCACTGTCACTACTATTGAAACGGAGGCTTCTCGAAATGGCGTACCCAGTGTCATCAGCTCCTGAAATAAGGTCTGTATTGATATTACCTGGAATCATGTTACGTTCGTAATAAGGCGGGCAGTAATACGAGTAGATGACTCAACATAATAGACAAGAGTCGATACACTACTCAATGCAGTACTCATTGTAGGTGTACCGCCACTGAACTTCCAGTAACCACCATATGCAACAGTATAGGCAGTACCAGAACCTTGAGTAATAACAATAGCTCCTGACTGACCTGCCGTAAGGTTTGTAGGGTTAGCAAGGGTAATACTATGACCAAGTGTAAGACTAAAGTTATTAGATACAGCAAAGTCAGGCGTTACAGTGGCTGCTGAGGTAAGAGCACTAACTGCACCACGTTGTGCTACAGTGAATGTCTGTACGATATCAGTCTTTGCGGTATCTGCATCGTACCCTTGTACACTAGTACCGATGTTGCTGGACTTAAGAATGGTGACATCATAGGCCTGTACACTGGTACCGATATTACTCGTATTGAGTACGGCATTGGCACCAACCGACAGTGACACTGGTACATTAACAGCACCTGATGGGTCAACTGTCAGTCGTGCTGTACCACCAGTAACAAGTGCTAGTTCATCAGCACCAGGATGTGCAAGACCAGTGTTTACATCACCATCAAAGGAGTAAACAGGAGCTGCAACAGAAGTGCTATCGTCAGCCCTTAGTTGGCCAGTAAGGGTGCCCCCAGTAAGCTTAAGGTAACGAGCATCAGCATCAGTCGCGTAGTAACGTACCCACACCCAAGTAGAGCTTGAGCTACTGTAGTAGATCTCCACAGTCAGACCAGCATCACCTACAAACCCAACGGGAATGCCAGTCAGTGGTGTAAAGCTTTGGATACCTGTAGAGTCGGTAACACGTACTGCGTCACCATTAACAGGTGAAGCAGGGATAGCAGCTACGTTAGCTACAATGACATATGCAAGGGCTTCTGCAGCAGCATTAAGGGCAGCAGTAGCGTTAGCGTTAGCCGTGTTAGCAGTAGACACTGCACTAGCAGCAGAAGCAGATGCAGCGTTGGCTGTAGATACAGCACTAGAGGCTGAGGCACTTGCTGCGTTAGCTGTTGAGATAGCAGTAGCCGCACTTGACTGAGCTGCTGTAGAGTTACTAAGAGCTGTGTTAGCTGTTGTCAGTGCTGTACTGGCGTTAGCATTAGCAGTTGTAACGTTATTGTTAGCTTCTTGTGTTACATACAGGCCTTGCGTAAAGTTGCTATTAAGGTCCTGAGAACGAATAGCGGAACCAGAGTAGAAGGTAGACACAAGGTCCGTATCATCAGTCTGGCGATAGATGATAATAGCAGCACCATTAGCTGGAGCATTACCAGCAGTAAACAGTACCTGACCACCTGTCTTAGTAGCGTAGTTAAGGCTCTGTAGATTGTAATGAGTACCAGCTGTCTTCAGGACCCCGGCAACAGTAACCTTAATATCAGTGGATTCAAGCCATTGAAAAGTAAAAGAAAAGGGCCCTAAGTTAGACCCATTTCCAGTAAATGTATTTTGTGTGATTGCCATTTAAGGTTATCGGTACATTTGAGTAAGTCGCTGAATTTCAGCTTTCCTGCGATCAGCAGCCCTGGCAGCATCATCGATACGACCCTGCTGCATATAGTTCTTATTGAGGATGGATTCTTGAATAGAACGCCACATTGGTTCATTATCTCGTTGCATACGGAACTCAGCAGCCTTCTGTGCTTCTGTCATGATCTTACTCATCACAGAATACACTTCACTTTGAGCAGCTTCAATCTCCTCGGAGGGGCGACCTTGTACACGCATTGCACGAATACGATCCAGTTGGTCGTTATACTTCTTATTCTTGCTGAGTTTATCAAACTCCTTCCACAGTTGCTGTTCACCAATGTACTTGTACAGGGTTTCACGTTCCTGTGGTGTGTACTCGTGGTTACCAGTACTATCCTTACGGATCATCTGTAGACCATCCCATCCGGTATCAATAAGCCATTGACGCCAGGGCTCTGTACCCTCGCTAATCTTGACTGGGTTAACAGCGTTGATAGCACGAAGCACAGGGTTATCGATATCATTAAGGGGCTTACCTGTATAGATGTCAATCTGCTCTGGGAGCTGACTGGACAGGCCAGGGACCTTGTTGGTTACATAACCAATGAGATCGTTATAGATGTCCTTCTGGGAGCTTGTGATAGCGTTAGAGACGACACCAAGAGCACCAGACATAGGGATAGCAGAGCGTACCTCGTTAGCAAGGAAGCGAGAGATGGCAGTCTCATCACCATTAGCGACAGAAACCACAGGCTCTAGACCAGCAGTCCATGTCTTATTGGTGAAGGTAGCAGCCAGTGTCCATGCAAGTTTACCTGTCCAATCTTCAGTCAAGGTAGAGCCGATATCCTTGGAGTAGTATGCCAGGTCACCAACAAGAGTCAAGATAGTATCAAGTGGTTCATAACCAGCGTAGCTAATCCACTTACCAGCAACGTTAATATGCTTGGGTTGCCAACCGAAGTTGTCCCGAAGCTTCTTACGTTCACCAGAATTAACAGGTCCATTACCACGGATGTTACCAGCAAGAGCATGGCCCATCAACGATGATGCAGTCAATGCACCAAAGGCAACACGACCACGGTACTCAGCCTCAAGTCCCTTAAAGATAGCCATCCCGTTGGGTACAGCATCATAGGAGATGTTATGCTCCATCAATGCTTCCTTGATCTTGTCCATATCATCACCAGCCCACAGTACTTTGGAGTACCGATTCATACCAGGCAGTGTAGCGATGGGTGTATAAGACATGGCGTATTTTACAGCATTAACACCAGTCTTGGGAAAGGCAAAGAAGGACTTTAGGATTGGCAGTTTATTGATACCACGAGTCAACCACGCAGCAGCTTCATCATCCAAGTTAAGAGCAATCTCACCAGATGCATTCTTAGCAGCAGCATCAGTCAGGTTACCAGCAGCATCAAAGGCTTCATCGTAGGCAAGCTTCTCAGCTTTAGCCAACTGTTGAGCCAACTCACTACCCTTATAACCAATACTGAATACTTCATCCCATGCCCTGAAGCGGGCCAACTGAGAAGCTACAGTGGTCTGTGTGTAGGCATCAGTAGCGATCATAGCGTTCTGACCGTACTTAGTCCAACGCCAGTTACCTAGATCATACAGGAACCGAGCAGACCTGTACTGGAAGAGACGCCCCCAGTCACCATCCTTTTCCCATACGGCTTCCATATCAGCCAGGGTATCCCACAGGTTCGGGTTGTAGTCGGTAACAAGATCTTCACGAGCTAGTTCACGGAAGTCCATCTTGTTATCATTACCCCACCGACCATTGTTCCAGGTACGCTTAAACGTATCCCAGGAGTCATTAAGGGCTCGTTTGTTTACCTGCCAGAAGGAACTGTAAACATAGGTAGCCTTACGGAGATCCTCTGGTGTGTTTTTACCCATGAGCATACCGATACCAGTGCCAAGGAAAGCATTGCTGGTACGAAGACTCAAGCTAATGGTAGAGCCAGTGATAGCTTTAAGTGCAGAGATACCAGACAGCATGTTGTTATAACGCACTGCCCATGCACCTTGTGCAAATGCATTAAGACCACCCTCGCTGCTATAGATAAGACCCATCGGGCTAACTTGCTTGGCTGCCCACTTCATCAGCTTATC